GACAGAATTAAACCATCTGTCAGGGTGTCTTCACGCGGGGTAGGCATAAATGCCAACCCATTTTTGCCCGCTTTTATAGGGCCCGTGCAGATATCTCCATTGGTGCTCCGGTTGTATGGGCAAGTGGCCCGCCGGAGTGAGGGGGGATCCCCAACACGTGACGAACAACCTCACGTGTTACGAGATAATGGGATGTATTCCCACTCCCTGATCACACAATGCACCTTGGTTAGCCACGTGGTCTACGTGGTGATGCATTACGCAACCAGAGGATATAGGATCATGCCAATCGAGAAGACCGAAACGTACAAGACGCTCTGCAACGCCAGCAAAACTGGCGCTTCGACGGGGTGTCGTAGTGCAGTGGTTAAAGTCCACTACCGACAGTACAATGAGGTCGATAGACGGGTTAAGCCCGCAAATCTCTTGAGCAACATGACTGCTATGCCGTTACAGTACAAGCTGCTGAATCGGTACGGCATCTGGAAGCGATACGCGTACAAACAATACCCTCTATCCTATGTGAGGGTGGTTGATAGCATCGGTATGCCTATTGCCGCTTGGCCGGTCCCGCATTGGGAAACTGCCATTCGGAACGAGATATCCGATGTTGTCGCCGCACAAATCGGCGAGTCCGTCTATGAGTTCCGTGAAACTGTTAATGCCCTCCATAAGGGTGCTACAGGATTGTGGAATTGGTACCGTTGCATCAAGTCCTTCGGGACAAAATGTCGATGGTACCGCAAGGCCAAAGGCACTGCCCCGCGTGGTGAAAAGCTTCCCAAGGGAAGCCACTACGTTAACTGGGACGACGCCTCTGTTGGCGAGTCAGCGATGGACGCTGTTTTAGGGGTGGACCTAGCTACGAAGCTAGGTATCAAACCATCCGCGGACCTGGCTGTTGAATTGTGGGAGCGGGCGCAAGCTCGTTTTCTGCTTGAAGACAACCTCATAAAGGTCAGCACAAACAGTGTCGTTTCTCGACCAATCGTAACGAGTGGTTGGGAATACGAGGTTGATTCCTCGTACCGTCCGCTTGTTTACATGAGGGTTGATAATGATACCCCCGTGTGGACAATAAATGCACCTCTTGTTCTTTACGAGATCATACCGGTCTCGTTTATGTTGAACTGGTTTTGGGATCTGGGTAGCCACCTGAAGTCTTGGGTTATCCCTTCGGGGATCACCTTCGTAGGTGGTTGTCTAACGATGAAGCATCGCGTCAAAGCGAGCTACCAGCGTTATACACCAAGTTCCACGCCTCCAACAGTAGGATCAGAATGGACACAAAGTACGTACTACGTGCCCGAGGTGAAGCATACTGCCGCATACGTCAGCCACCAACGTGTGGTGTTGACAGGCATTCCTTCGCCCCGTATCCTGCCGCCGATGCCAGAACTACGGAAGGTAAATAACTCCATCGCGAAGCTTTTCACCGCTATGGAAATCCTGGCATTGATGAAGAAGGACAAGATCTTTAGGCCTAGAAAGCCTTAGACCAAACCCTCCGATTGACTTCTAGTCTTCGGGTAACCTCCACGCGGACTTTGTATCCGCACGCAACATAAAGGCAAATAAACATGCCCCAAGCAGTCGATTTGACTGTTCAGGATCAAGTTCCTGACGACCTCACATTCTCTCCCGTCAGCGCAAGCTTCAAGGAGACGGTGTGGGAGTGCCGTGACTACGCGACGACCCATGCTGGTCGCCCCAAGCTGACTCTAAACCAGAGCCAGAATAAGGCGGCTTCGCATCGATTTAGCGAAGTGCGGCTTGTTATCCCGGTGGAGATCACCGATTCCACGACCGGCGTTACCTCCGTGCAGGACGTAGAGCGGGCTTACGCCCGTTTCACGACACCGCTCGGGAGTGACGACTCCGAGCACGACCGTTTGTATACGGTTTTTCAAGATGTGCTCGGTGCGGCTGACGTGAAGGGTGCCATTGTCAATGGCGCCAACTTCTATTAAGCCAACCGGTGCTGCGACCCCTCCCAGGGGTCGTAGGGTCGAAGACCCTTGTGCTGAGTGCCCGATCTGGGCATTCGGTTTCTGTCCACAACGCTTATGGAGGCAGCTATGTGCTGCGCAACAACGCGAGAAGGACCCGGCGACCGGCCGGTTCGGTCTAACCCCTCGTGGGATTGTGAAAGGTGGTTTGGTGAGCGCCTTGGTAGGGCTCTTGTCAACACTGCTGGTGTATTTGCTGTAAGGTTCTTGCACCTCCTAGGTGTGAAGCCTGATGGCATAGGCGATCTATCGCATAACGGTGATCAGGAGTGCTCCGGTCCGCAGTTTGCGGCCGAGTATCTCTTGCACCAATTATTGCGTAAGTCGCCGAATGTACCCGGTAGAACGGATGAGGACCGTAAATCCGCGGCCTTAAACTCGTTCTTTACGAGTGAAGAGCGCTGTCGTACGATCAACCGCAAGTTCGCTCGCGGTTGGGTGCCCATTCTTGAAGGCCACCCATGGTTTTTCTCGACCGTGCGGAAGCACGTGCAGGAAATCATGGGTCCGCTTCAGTCGGACGGTTCGGTTAACACCGTGCCCCCGCTCGAGCGTATAGCCCAATTGATGAAGCACGGAAATGGTGCGGCAGTTGGCATTACCTCCCGGGAAGCATCGCTTCCAATAAAGTTCGGAACGGCATCGGTAACGGTGTCTCCGAGGCTGGTCCCATATGCTAAGTCCATCATGGGTGATTTTTGGTATTCAAAAGGCCAAGATCGCCTCAAGGTAACACCGCATAGCATGTGGACTGTGGTCCCGAAGTCGTTTAAGACCTTCAGGGGGATTGACATCCAAGCTGCCTTAAATGTATATGGGCAGTTGGGAATTGGTCGGTTCCTCAAAGAGCGTCTGATGCGCTTCGGGTGCGACTTGAAGAAAGGCTGGCGGCATAATAACCGTCTTGCCCGATTGGCAGTTGAAAGACTGCTGGCTACGATTGATCTAGAAGCTGCTAGCGATAGTATTGCCTATAGGTTGGTTAAGGCCCTTGTCTCGGCCGAATGGTTTGAGCTACTGGAGCTTTTCCGTCATGAACACACGGAGATCGAAGGAATCGGTCCTGTGCGTTTGGAGAAGTTCAGTGCCATGGGTTGTGGGTTCACGTTTGAGCTCGAAAGCATCATTTTTCTGGCGATAGCCAGGGCGATCGTGCCTAAGAGCGAGTGGTCACAAGTCGCGGTATTCGGGGATGATATCATTGTCCCCCAAAGGTATGCGAAAGACCTGTTAGCCGGTTTGGAGCTCCTCGGCTTCAAAGCGAACCAAGAAAAGAGCTTCCTTGGCGGGAAGTTCTACGAGTCGTGCGGCGGACACTATTACACCGATCCGGAAGGAAAGGTGCATGACGTTACGCCGTTCAATCTCACAGGTGCATCTCCGGGTGTGCTTTACCTCCTGACGATGGCGAACCATCTACGTTTATGGATGGATAGAACTGGATGCGTCAACCCTGAGCTTCAACAGCTTTGGTACGACTGCATTGACCAGCTTAGCCCCGTTTGGGCGAAGACCAGCGTTCCTCCCCAGTTTGGGGTGAACAACGGCGTGATCAGAGGTCGCTTAGACAACGACTTCTTTGGTCCAACTTCCTCGAGCCTCGGAAAACTGAACCACGCAACGCGAGAGCAATGCGGGGTGAAGCTACCGGAGATCGAAGGTACGTGGGATGGGAGATGGGCACGGGCTATCAGCATGAAGCTGAAAACTCGGTCTTGCACGACCCCTGCTGAAAGGCGGGGTTTTGTACTTGCCCATCTGGCGACGGCAGAGCGTGGTATGGAGCCG